CCTCTTGACTTTTGTAGTAGTTCTTGTGATAGTTCTTGCCCCAAAGCTATACTATACTCATACTGTCTACCATATTCAAACCTATTGCATTTTCTGCATTGTGCGTGTACATTACGTTCATCGTATCTTGTGATTAAGTGTTGTCTACCAATGAAGTGTCCAGCATCTGTTTCTGTATAGTGTACCTTTTTACCGCAGCTTACACAATTACAATAACCAGTATTGTTATCCGCATCTCTACGTCTTATAAACTCGTGAAAAGGTTTATCTATCTTATTCTTCCAATACTTTAAAGTCTTTTTTTTTGCCATTTGAATACACTACAGATGTCTTATATTTATTATTATATGTTTATTTTTCTATTTATTTAGAAATATATTTATATCTATATATTTAGAAAACAGTTTTTTATAATAAATGGTACAAAGTTATATATTTATTTTTAGAAAAAAAAATTATTTTTTCCAATGCTTTGTAATCTTCTCTGCTGAACGCATACCGAAGTAACCACCATAGACTAATAATAAAAGTGAAGAAAGTAAGTCTATCCAGTTAGGGTCTATTTTAAAGCCTTCTAATGAACTATCTAATATTATATATATAAATAGTGTAGCGGTTAAAAAAGCAAGCGTTAATGGTCTTATATTGCGTGTAAGGTAGCTATCTGTTTGGTTGTCGCTTACCCATCGCTTTGTGGTTTCTTCCATCTCAATCATATCGTACCGCAGTTCTTCAAGTAGAAGTTCTTTATCTGGTTGAGATAGTTTATCGTCTTTGCCTATTTTATCTGCAAGGTCTTTTAATTGTTCTATACCAGTAACACTACCAACAACCGATAATAGCTCTGGAGCTACTTCCTTACCTTGTTTTACGAGCCATCTTAAAGCATCGCCCACTCTTGTAGTTCCGTTCTTTTTTTTGTAATCACCCATTCCAACGTGCTTTAGTTTTTCTTATGTCGTAATGTACAAACGTATCGTATAAACCTAAACCGCCTTGTAGCATATGCCCCATATCTATTAAGTCCTCTATGAGAGCGTATACCTCTGCTGGTTTTAGGCTCTGTATAGTTATGTCCGCAGCTTTGCCATACTGATGTTGCGATTTTTTAGATGAGCCAGATATTTGCGCATTATACTCTGGGCATCTGTAACCGCTATTGATAGTTATAGGTCTACCAGTATAATCTCTTAAAAACTGTAGTTGTGATGCAACTTTAATAATGTTCTCGTATACCTCTAAAGGCATATCACATCCACCCTTACATTCAAACTCTTGTATTTTAAAGTTCTTTGTCATTTTTTTTCTTCTGCGTTTCGTATATCTTCTGAAACGTATATACAATAGAAGCTAATAAAAGAATAATTTTTAAACTGTTCTCAACGTGCGTAAAGCTAACCCCTAAAGATATAGCATTAAAAAAAGCTAGTCTTATATCTCCTACTGTCATAGCATCAATCCTTTTAGAAAGTTATTCCATTTAGCGATTAACCAAAACTGGAACGCTTCTATTTTATCTGCTATGTATCTTAATCCTCTTACCATTACATTTTATTTTCTTGATAGTTAATCCCATAAAAACTATGTACACCGTTACCATCAGTAACCGCAACTGCACTTGACTTCCACCCATACGGATGGCTTTCAAGGTCTTTCCACGCTACGTCTAAATGATACTTGTCACTTAATACTGGTGCTTTTATTTCATTACCCTCTGCATCGTATTCGCCTTGCTCTAAAACTATATGACCAAGTTTTACAATAGCGTGTCCGTGAGTAGCATTGCCCTCATCATCTACCCCTAACGCAGTTATTTTAGCGTCAGAAGTAGACTTATCTTTAAAGGAATATTTACCTATCTTAATCATCCTCTTTTTTTAGTGTTTCATTAAGCACCTTTACAATCTCTTGCGCTTGTGCTAATACTGCAATGGGTAGCGTGTTAATAATTGCGTTTACTTTTGCGATTTGTTCTTCAGTAATTTCCATAGTTATATTTTTAAGTTATTATGTAAATATACAAATTATTCTGGCAAATCTTCGTACTCGTCTTGATAGTCACTTGGCAAGTAGCTTTCCATTTCTGTAATCTGCTCTGCGCTTAACTCGTCTTTATAAAAGTCATTTGCTAATACAAACTTAAAATGGTCTTTAATTGCATCTGTGTTCTTGTCATCAGATATTTGTGCTAATTGGTCTGGTATCTGTGAAGTAATTACCGCTTTGTGGCTTTCCTCTGTGTTTTCAGATGTTACTACGTTTCTATACATTATTTATGATTTTAATAATTCAACTTCTTCTTTTAACTCTTGTATTGCTTTCACTAATATCGGCACAAGTTTACCGTAACTTAATTCTAATTTTTCTTCATTTTCAGAATAAACTAATCTTAAAGTGTCGTTGTCTAATTCTCTAACTTCTTGTGCTATAAATCCGAAGTCTTTTTTACCTTTGTTAGCTGAATAAAATTCTTCTCCTTCGCTATCTGTTTCTGGTCTGTTATCCCATACAAACTCTCTTGGTTGTAAAGCATCAATAAAAGCAAGTCCGTATTCTAAATCTTTTATTTCTGATTTATCTCTTTCGTCTGATAATGAAGTTATTGAAGTAACCGCACAACGTAAAGTTGCAACACTCGAATTACCTAAAGTAACTGAATTTGCTGAACTTGCAGCTGCTGGGTTAGATTGGTAACCTACGCAAGTATTATTACTCCCAGTAGTTATATCAGTACCAGCTTGATAACCTAATACAGTGTTGTTAGCTCCACTTGACAAAAAAGCTAGAGTTGAATAACCTATACCAGTATTATTACCGCCAGTTACAGTTGCATTCGATGCAGCTCTTGCTCCCACAAAAGTGTTATAACTTGCAGTTGCATTATATTGTCCAACTTGAAAACCTAAAAATGTATTCTCTGCACCAGTTGTAATAACAAGACCAGCCGACTGCCCTATGGCGGTATTTCTTGAGCCAGAATTTGTTTGTCCGCTTGAACCTCTACCAGCTCTTTTACCCATAAAAGTATTGTCACTTCCAGTGCTATACTCCCCACACTCATAACCTACAATAGTACGACTATCTTCCGTTGTGTTAGAATACCCAGCTTTATAACCTATGTTTGTGTTATTAGGCGCAGAAGTTTGTGAGTATCCAGCTTGATAACCTATTGAAATATGACCATTTGCAGTAGAACTTCTTGCAGCATTATCTCCTATCGCTATGTTTGTGGTAGCAGTTGTTAAAAATTGACTTGCTTCGTGTCCTATTGCTATATTATCAGCTCCGTTAGTGTCTATTCTATAAAGAGCGTGATACCCTATTGCGGTGTTTCTGTTTACTGCGCTTTTACCAAGCCCAAAACTCATAGCACCAGAGCCAATAGCGACAGTTCTGTATCCGCTTCTACCAAATCCAGCACTATCTCCAATAAGCACTGCATTAAGTTGTAAATTTGTTCCAGCTTGTGCACCAGCGTTATAACCTATTGCGGTAGAATTACTTGAAGTTGTACTATTGTTCAACGCTTGTTTACCTATTGCAGTATTATAATCTCCGCTTGTTAGACTGTTTAAAGCTTCTTCTCCTAAAACTATATTACCAACTGCTCCAGATATTCCACTTGGTATGTTAATGAAGAAAGCGTTGTCGTTTGTTAAATCTATACTTACATCACTTAATCCATTTAAGTCTGAAGCACCACCGCCACCACCTAAATTCGATGGGTCAATACGGACGTTATCCGTACCATCATAACCGACCAAGAAATCAACATTTGCTGGGTCAGTTTTTAAAGTAAATTCACTAAATTTTTTATTTGCCATTTTTTTAAATTTATTCTATTATTATATATTCGTTTTGTTCTGTTTGTAAAAAGTCGCCATTCTCTGCTAATACCTCAAAGAATGGTGTAGGTGTTGGGTCTGTATAAGGATAGTAAATGCTTCCCCATCCGCTTACTGTTGGATTACCCCACCAAGTTGTTTCGTATATTTTTCCCCAGCTCATTATATTGTTGTTAGTGTTATTGCTTCCGCTTCTGTTAATACTCTATCGTAAACTCTTGTGTCGTGTACTTTACCCTCAAACCAACGTGACAAATTGTTTGTCATTGAAAAATTTAATTTACTTAATCCAGTTGGTATATCTCCGATTGTGTCTGTATCTTTTAAAACTCCGTTATGATATACTTTAAACTCATCTTTCTTAAACGTTAAAGCCACTTTGTTTCTTTGATTTGAAGTAACACCAGTAATAAAATAATCTTGTTTTACATAGTTAGAAGCAATTACAGTTACTCTTATTCTGCTACTTTCGTATAAAAACCGAACAATATTAGTACTACCATCGCTTAAAGTAATCATATTGTAACCATTTAAAGGTGGGCTAAAATTTACCGCATCTACAAAAAACGTACCCTCTGTAATGTCAAACAAATCAGCATCGCCACCGTTAAAACATTCGTCTTTTAATCTTGTGTTTAAAACAGTATCTGTATTTTTTATATAGCTTGTAGCGTATCCACCAGCTTCCATCTGTCCGCCCCATATAAATATACTTCCTTCTTCTGTTAATGATATACGACAAAAATCTGGGTCTTGTTTTGGAGTTATTGTTGTTCCTTGTAGCTTTAATCTATACCATCCGCCATCTAATTTATCAAAACTTGCATCAAAATACTGGTCTGGTACAATAGTTTCTGTAGACATATCAAACTCAATACGTCCATAAAGTGTAGCTTGACTTGAAGTATTAGTGTTGTATAATTCAATTTTGCAAATATTTGTTGTATCTGCTTTTACATAAAGTGAATAAGTATGTAATGTATCCGCAGCAACTGAAAGCTGAAAACCAGTTAAGAAATCAAGAGATGATGTAGCTTCTAATTTATATGCAGTAAGTTCTCCGTTTGGAGATATACTACTATTAGCGGTTAAAGTTGCGCCAGATGTACTCCAAGCAGCACCGCTAAAGTTTTCGCTATACGCTTGTAAGTTTGTGCGTTGAGGTTCAAGTAAGAGTGAAGGACAATCGCTATTTAACCAATCTAATCTTGGTGTATCATCAACAGTTAGCTCTTCAATAAGACCATCCTTACGCACTCTTGTTGCGCTACCATTACGCTCGTATGTAAAATCGCCATCTGTATTATTCGGCAAAATAGAATATACAGTAGCAGTCTTATATCCGCTTGGTATTAATGCTAGTTTAGGATTTGTCATTTCTTCTCTTTAAATTCTTTGTAAAACCTTTTTGCTTCTTTTTCGCTTTTGCTTTCTATATACTCTTTTAGCTTGTTAAGGTTTATTTCTTTTACTTTATACTTCATAAAACCCATCCCTTAAACGTTGTATCTGTATCTGGGCTTATATCCTCGTTAGTGTTGCTTAAATACTCTGGGAATAAGTTATTGTTAAAACATAAATAGTCTACTAATCGTGTTGAGTAGTAGTTTGCGTATTCCCTTGCTTTTCCAACTAAATAATCTACCTCGTTCTTGTCTACGTTCTGTGCTGTTTCGCTACTGTGTTTAAGTACGGATTTGTTTGTAATCGTGTATGCTGCAAATGGTATATAATTCATCTGCGCAAACCAAATCAATGTTGGCTGAATATATGTATTTGTTAATGTCAAATAATCGCCACTTAAACTGTCTGCTATAATGTCAGCACTAATCTTGTTGTATAAGTCTGTACCTAATAAATTCTGTATGTCTATTTGCTGTGCAACCTTAACAAATTGTAGCATCTTGTCAATGTCTACATTTCCATCAATGATGGAGTTTTTCTTAAGGTCTGTTGTGCTTATAAATAATGCTGTTGCCATTAGTTTCTAAATTTCATTTTGTTCCAATACTCTGCTGTAT